TCAGCTTTTTGTTTCTTCTTTTTCTTCTTCATCATCAATCTCCTTTCCGATTTCAATATCCCTAGATTTTACACAGTTTGACTTATTATCGTAAGCCGTATGGACAGCCCTGCGAAGTAATTCACAGATGCTCTTTTTGGTCTTCTGTTTCTCCCGAAACAATAAAGCCATTTCTTTCTCGTCCAATCGTGAAGCTGGCCACTGGTACTTATTCATAATGCCGTCAGTAGGCCGTAAAAAAGAGAAAAGCGCAAGTCATTTTTTCACTTCCCAAGACACGCCTCATTCTGCCACGTCCTTAAAGATCCGCCTTTATCTGGCCGACTATCTTCTTGGTCTCGACGCTTTGCTTGTCTTTCAGGGCATTATGTAATTCAGCATTCTCAACCGCTTTGGATTCCTTGATGGCGGCCACTGTTTCTCTCATTGCCCTTTTCCATTTGAAAAGAAGTTTGACCAACCAGGTCAAAGTCGCTCCCGGACACAAAAACAAACCCACAACCAAAGCAATAATGGCCAGCACGCTTAATCCAGAAAACCAATTGCCTATTTTCTCTCCCAACGTTAATTTGCGAGGGGTGGTCTCCAATCCCACCTGCAGGGTTTTCTTTGTCTCCTCAACCACATACGTCTTATCATTGGCTATTATCGCTTTGGGCTTCTTGGTTATTTCCTCTCGCCAATTATAAACCGTTTCGGGTTTTTTGGGAGTCGTAATTTTAGGAAAGGGTATCCCCGCACATCCAGCCAGTAATAGACTGACCACCGAAATCATGACTATTTTTCTCATCATATCTCATCTCTCTTTCTTATTTTCTCATCACTCCGTAAACTATTAATCCAACGCACAATGAGCTTAAAAGAGTTATTATCATCGTTACCCACAAAGGTAACCGGCTGGTAATTTTTCTTTCAAAGCAACCAAATTTTTTCCATATATCATCAAATTTTTTATATATAGAATTCATGTGATTATTTTTAACATCATCTAAAATCTCTTTGATATTCGCAATCTCTGTTTCAATAACTGCCAATCGTTCGGGTACGGTTTTTTCCTTCATAATTTTAATCCACTTTTTTCGTAACAACCCTGTAAATAAGAAGGTAAATATCTATATTCCTCTTTTGAAATGATATCTTTCAAATTGTGATATTGTGGAAGGTGGTTATATAGAAAGCAATCCTTCTTTTTCTTGTATCTATGGTCAAAAACTTCTGTTACAAATGAATTGTTATAAGCACAGCCGCTGATAAGTAAAAATATCAAAATTAGGTATCTCATCTTAAAACGCCTTCTTAACAGTTATAATTGTCCAGACACTAGGCCAATATCCAAGAGAAGCGTCCATCTGAACTGGAATTGCACCCGTAGAAACCTGCCTACCCCCAAAACTAACCGTAGTATCATTAACTTTTTTTAGTAGTGCGGCCCAATTTCTTATGGTAGAAACATATCCATTCCATTCACCGACTGTTTGCCATTTTCCCGAAGGAGATATAATAAAATAAGCATTCGAATCAGAAGGTATAGATACGCTTGAAACGCTGCTATAAGAAGGACTGCAGGTATCTACATCGGAGATTATCATAGGGGCATACCCACTATCAAAAACTAAAACACTGCTTGCGTTATAGACCCTCAGTCCATATGCTTCAGAACTTTTGTCTGTCCTCGGAACAAAGGCCTGCCAGCTAAATGTAACTACCTTATCTTCCGAATAAACTGTAAATCCAGAGTAATCGCTACCAGAACGAAGATAGAGAACTAACCCACAATAATCATCCGTATCCGGCTTAATCGCTATTAACGGCGGCTGGGATGTATTGGAAGAAAAAGTTACATCCTTTTTATGATATGAACCCTGGTCGACCGTATTTACATTTTCGCCATGATCCCAAAGAGCGTAATTTACGTAAAGAGAATCTATTTGCAGTTTTAAGTTATCATTTAGAGTTTTAAGCCCGTAATCTGACATTTTAGTCTACGATAATTACTCCAACGATCGATTGAGAACTCTCAAAAGAAAGTGGAGGTGAAGAGGCTGTTTGCGCTGTCCAGCTGAATGTAGTTCCGCTGATCGATACAGAATGAGCAAGCTTATTTTCTTCTAACGGTATAGAAAAAGCATAAACCGTTTTTCCTGCAATATCTGACAATGTAGTAGAACTACTTGCTCCAGCTGCCACCACATTAGAATACCGTATCCGTCCAGCCATATCCGGCGTATTTAAAATAACAGTTCCATCAGCTTTTTTAACTCTCAATCCGTATGCCATTATGACAATAACCCCAATTCTACTCTTAAATTCATTGAAGCGTCATATACCTTTATTACCTTATTAACGCCGTCTATCACCACTTTATTATCACCAACCTGAATTGTCTCATCCACTGTTAAGCTTCCAGTATTGGCTGTGAGTGCGTCCAGTTGATTAACATTAATTTTATCGGCATCGATTGAATCTGTATAAATTTTCCCGCCATCAATCTTTGTAATATCAGAGCCATGCGCCCAGCCTGTCGCAGTAGCCGCATCTATCAATTCCCACTCTCCTGCAATTATCTCATCATCGCCTGGATTAGTAGCACGGTACATCTTGTCTCCGTCGTCAGTGTCAATCCATAAATCACCTGTGGCTAAAGCGGTAGGAATGGCGTCTTGTCGAAAGACGGTTATACCTCCGCCGCCGCCGCTCTCGGATACTACTTCCCACGCGCTATCTTGGTAGATGTAAAGTTTATTCTCATCATCAGTATCTATCCAATAATCCCCATCATTCATGCCAGAGGTAGGCTCCGCATCCTGATAATACGTCTTAGGCGGGATAGCATCGCTTGCTAGTTTGGAAAGCGTTATAGATTCTGCTGTGATTTTACTCCCATCCAAATTAAGGATCTTTGCATTTGTGACAATAAGGTCTTTTATCTGAGCAGATAAAGTAATCAATTCTCCCGCAATAAGCTTTCTTGCCGATATTATAGCGTCGCCTATTTCCGCTTCGGTTAAAGGTGTAAAGTTTATCGTAACAGCAGAAGAGAAGCTCCCGGGCCCATAAGTGTCTACCGCTCTTACTTTATAGTAAGCCCTGTCTTTTATGACGAACTCATCATCGACATCGGGCGTGCCAGACGGCCAGGAAGCCACTGAAACCTGCCCTGTCGAATTATTGTAGGCTGTGATTACTGCTTCCTGATCTTTATAAGTACCGCTTGTCTGGACAATCACATCGCCGACAAAATAATCAGTGCCATAGCCAGCTATATCCGCGTCTGTAATGCTTGTCGCATCCGCCGCATCAGCCTTGGCGTCAACCGGGGCATTACCCTGAACCGTTGCCGCTGTGCCGGGAACCTTTGCCTCTAAAGCTTCCTCACCTCCCCAAACATTGGTGGGAGATTTATAGACTTCGTAATATTTCAAGTCCTCGTCGCTAACATCAGACCATTCTATTTTCGCAAACCCGAACCACTGTGTAGCCGCTATGGTCGGCGTAGAAGGAGCCGCGTTTGTCGGCGTTACGGACTGCGCTGTTTCGGAATAGTTGCCGGACGTATTATAGGCCTTGATATAATACGTGCCTGGGCTTCTTGATGATGGCGTAACGATCGTGAATGTGTTTGCCAGCCCGCTATATATGAGGGCGGCACTCTGCGTTCCCCAATTTGCGTCTTCCGTCCTGATCTCGTAGCCAGCCAAATCCATATTCGGGATTTCATTCCAGAAAAAGACTATCTCATTCAAAAAAGTATAAGCAAAATTCGAAACATCATTGGGTAGCGTAGTGTTACCGGTAATGGTAATCTCGGCAGTGGGAGAATCGGGCTTTGCTGTTTCCTGGCCATCGTAAGATACACTTGTCACACAAATCTTATAAGTCGAGCCGATCTCTATATTGCCGATTATCGACATGCTACTGCCTTCGGTGTATCCTACGTAATACCAATTCAAACCGTCGTTGTCCGAATAATAAACGTTAACCCCCTTGAACCTGTTCATCAATTCCGAGGCGCCCAAATCGGGAAGCTCAAAACATACATCTATTGTGTTTTCTATCGTGCCGTCTGCTAAGGTAATAATTCTTTCTGTCAGCACTACATTCGAAACCAAAGGAATGGTAAAGTCCAAAGAAGAATAGTTATTGTCCGGTATGATTACATCGCTATCGTCATAAACATTTTCGTTGTATTCCAAAGCCGATATCTGAACTTCGTCTTTGCCTTCCCTCTGGATAGATACAACCCTGAAATCCTTTTTGATTTTGTTCGTTTCGCCAATCGCATATACATCAAAAGCCTGTGGTGCGGCCGAAAACGCCGTACACTCCACCTCTGTATAACTCCCTGTGGGAGATGTGATAGATTGCTCTTCTATGGTATCGTCGGAAAACCTGACCTGAATCTTATAGGACTTGCCGTCTTCGATCACCATCGTCCGGTCCAGCTTTACCAGCGTTGTTGTCGAGCCTGCCTGAACCCTGCCCGAAAACCCCCATTGAGGCACATCGTGCGAAACCGAGATAACATCTCCTGCCTGGCAGGCAACCGCATCTATCCCGGCCTTAAACGAAATAGATCTATTGATATACTTAGCAACCTTCAATGCATATCTGCCTGCACGAATAGCATAGCTTGCTTTTGTAGTAAATAGCCTAACCTGGCTCTTGCGCATAGGATCCCCATCCGCCAGGGCGTCCTCATCGATATATGCTATTGTTTCCTGCCGATATCCTTTATCCTTATCCATAAACTGAATCTCAATTACATTAGGAATTTCTTTTAACGTCTTCCAACTTTGAACGAAAGTATCTTTGATGATATTTCCCATGCTGAATAACTGCGTGGGATTTGCCTCTTTATCGATCTTAAATGATATCCCGCCTGCGCTATATACCGGCATAGCGTTGAACGTGGCGCACAACTGAATCAAAACGTCCAACGCCTTTGTATTGGAATCGATCACGACGTCCATTCTAAACCGCTTCTCATATCCGCCCGCTCCGTCCTCAAGTTTTTCTTCACAATACCGTGACATTTCCAATAATGAAACAACATCTAAGCTCCCGCTGGATATAAACTCGCCTAACCCATACCGGGCGTTTGTTATAAAGTCTTTCAAGCACCATACAGGATTGGCGCAGTATTTCTCGACATAGGTTGAGCCGTCCCAGGAAAGCAGTGTATCGTCTGCCAACAATCTATAATCAGACCCATCCCAATAATAATCTTCCCAATCAACAGGAGTTGCGCCATTTAAGATATTAGGAACGAGGACTTTTTTACCTTTAACGACAGTCGTGATATTAGGCATGCCGCCGGAAAGCTGATCTGTCGCCAAAAGCTTCAATCCTAATAACGCTATGTTTGGATAATTAAGACTGTCGGTTTTGAGTTCATCTAATTGATACCAGGTCAAATCACCCTGCTTTAAAGGGTCGAGGGAGCTGTCATCAGATGTCCTTGTCACCCGAATATCATACTGTCCGGGAGTAAGCCCTGTTTTCCTGAAAGTTCTCCTGACAGGGGAGCGGGAATTATCGGAAATAGTCGTTTCACCCAAATCTATATAAGTCGGGTCTACATGCAGTTTGTATTCCACCTTATAAGTTACGCTCCAGCTGTTTATCCCGCCGCCAGAACTCTGTTGATATAGCCCATTGTTCAACCTTAAAAGAATCTCGAAGCCTTCGATATCCGAATCAACCGTTTCATAAACATGGGGGTTGTCCTTTAGAAGACTTACGTTGACCGTATAAAGATTATGCAGATCCTCGAAATCTTCGATTAATGACTGGTCATTCGTGCCGTAACGCTTGACTGTGTCAACGCCGTCAAAATTATCGATTGAATTATTGTTGATTTCGATATCATCGATCGCCTCGATTTCACCTTCGCATAAAGCCAAGAGTACATTCAAATAATGTTTATCTCCATCGTCACGTATAAACTGGTTTATGATATTGCCGCCGATCTTATGCTCTCCGTAAACGACCGCAACCGGCACTCCGACCTCTTGTATCGTCTGAACGCCATCCCATCCGTATGTGGGTGAGCCTTCATCCAATCCAGCGGATCCCAAATTAAAATCAGCCATTTTTGGCTGATTCATGTATTGATAAATCGAGTAGCCTAAGGATAGTACAAAGAAAGCAAATATAAACGGATGGGCTATCGCATATGCCGCTATGGCCGATACAATCCAGGAAACAACAGCTATTACCGGCGCCTTAACTTCGGGGATAACAGTTATCTCGTCGCCCTGCTCAACCCGGACATCGAGATCCTTAATCTTTTTGCCTGTGACAATAACCCGCTTATCCTTATAATCGAACCCGGACTTATCCAGCAGACTGCGGATAGTTTCGCTTCGTGAATAATCGACCTCTTTGATTTCCGCTTGGTCTAATTTAAAAGGATTTTCGATATTGCGTATAGTTACCATGCCTTATTCCTTAATCTATAAAAACCTTCGATTCTTTTCTTCCAAGACTCATCATCCAGCCTCGACACAATCACGCCTGCCCGGCAGCAATGAATAAACTTCCTGCTCTTAAAAACAACACCGGCATGATTTGCCACTCCCCGGGAGTTTAAAAATAACACCGCGTCCAATACTTCGGAAACCTCGACCTTATCCCAGTCATTAACGTAATTCTCCTTGAAATAATCTTTATTGCGAAGGCCCCATGCCTGACCATACTCCAGATCATCGATGTCAAACAATTTAAAACCCAGGTCCGCATATACGAATTTCAAGAATCCCCAGCAATCCAGGCCAGCTATCTCCCGGCCCCTGTGCTTATAAGGAATACCCAGATACTTATCGATGATAAGCTTCTCTACATGATGTATATCCGTCCTGTCGGCACCGAAGGGAAAGCTCCGAACCTCGAGTAATTTCCTATCTCTTTGCATCTTTGCTGTGTCTTGTTGCACGACGTTTCGCCTCCCGAATATCCGCATTCGCTTGATTTGAATTTCCACGCGCAATAGTTCCTGGTATATCTGCGTGCTGGAAGATCCACTCCTAACACGTCAAACTTACCTGTTAGGGTAAACTCGACATTATTTTGGTCTGCCACATAGTTATCGATATAGAAGATATCATCTATGTATGCGTCTGGATCAGCCAACTGATTAGCCCACACCATACGGATAGTGACTTTTTTGCCCCTGAAATCATACTGTTCAAGATACGACTGGATAAGTCTCGACACGTTAGCCAGCCTAACCTTGACCTGGTCGATCTGCCCCTGGTTGTTCTCGCCTATAAACTCATGGGCTATGGGGAACTTCGAATAAAGAACCGAATTATAAGTGATATCCGTATCGTATCCGGCAAGATGAAGATCACTGACACCATCGTAATCTTCAATGGTATATAAAAAAATCGGCTGATTTTCCTGTTTGGCTTTTTCTGTTTTAAATGTCGAATCAATGTCCCTCGGCATTATTTCACCTCTATAAAATCGAATTCAAAGTCATAGGTCTGATATGATTTTAAAACAAACTTAAAGCTATCCTCGACAAACCTGACTGTATACTCCACAGAGTCATTGGGATTTGTCCAGGTGAATGATGTAAGCGCCCCGTACTTACCCATAAAGAAATCCCTGACATTTTCCATTTCGGTTTTTGTCCTGTGCTTATACCTCAACGTCCACTTTCTCAAAGGGTTCGCCCATTTGCGCCTGCGCTGTTCAACTCCATTTTCGAACTCGGAAACAAGCGTCTTATACTGAACCGTTTCATCGACCGTAAAGTCTGGCGTATAATTAAAATCGCTCATGTGTAACTCCTGATAACCGACCGGATCTTTCCGTTATTGTAAATGTCGTCGGCAATAGCATTCGACAACGCTTTTCTGTTTCGCCATACATCCTGCGCGTCCCATGCCCGAATAACCTGATTGATATTTATCGTCACTCCGCCTGCGCCTGCCTGTTCTCCCCTGTTAAGGCTTTTTAGATTATCCGATCCGCCTAAAGCCCTCACACCTTGTCTTGACAATATTCCTTCTCCGGTCTGAGCAATGATCGGCACCTCATCCGGTGAAAGCCCGCCATGCGCCCTTATAAGTCCGCCTTGATGCCTTCTAACCATTCCACCATGATGAAACAAAGCTCCAACACCCACCCCGAAGATCTTGCCCCCGGGCCCGGCCATAGCCGTAAAGAGTTTAATCAAAAGTAATTTCGCCAGGATATTCGCTATCATCTGCAACACCGCTCTTCCGAAACTAGCGAATATTTCCTTTAGATTCCTTAACTCACCCGTGAACGCCTTGAAGAAAAACTGAGAAAAAGCGTTCTGCATATTACGTGCCGACTGTTTGGCAAACTCTTCCATAGCATTAAACTGCTTCGCCGTTTCCTTTGCGTTCTCGCCAACCTGCTTGGCCACGTCCTTCAAAATCTGTGCGGTGTTATCTCCGGTTTCTTTTACCTTGGCAAACACAAGGTCGTACTGCTCCATAGCGACTTTTGCGCTTTCTATCGACGCCATCTCAAAGGCTTTCTTATTCAATTCCATGTCAGAGGATAACTTCTTTACGCTTTCTCCTGCCTGCCTATATGCCTCGCCGACTTTCCCGGGCAGTTTGCCCAGCAACTCATATAACTTTATTAAAGGCACCAGCATTTTCTGAAATACCGTAGTCGCTACCTCTAACAGCTGAAAGAAGCCTGCTACAAGCTGGTTCATGAAACCCTGTATAAATCCCAGCACATGCCACATGGCCTGTCCTATCTTTACCGCAAAATCTTGCCATTGCGCTTTTAACCTTTGCATTTTTTCCAAGTTCGTCATCGTAGAAGTATCTATCTGTTTGAGGATCCTGTCACCAGCTTCAAGCGTAGCGTTTAAGAAGGCCTGTTTTCTTTCCATTTCGGTTAATTCTTTGGTTGATTTGCCGATTGATTTTGCGTACGTATCATATGCCTTTCCCGCGCTCACGATAATCCCCAAGTTATCCAGGATAAGCTTGGATTGTCTGCCCACACCAATAGCAATACTCTCGAACATAAAGCCCACGTCTTTGCCAAACGCCCGAGCTGATGCGCGTGATATTTCCATCATCTTGGCTAATTTAGTCGGGTCGATCCCCAAGATCATTGCCTGAGAGGCCTTCCCCATAATCTCTGCGGTAGACATGGTCTCACCAGACATTTTACGCAAGTCTTTTATTATCTTTTCCGAACTCATGCCGAGAGAAGATGCAAGGTTTTCAAAGGCCTGTTTCTGCTGTTCTACCTTGGCGCCAAGCTCCATCATCTCCCAGGCTTTACGAAGAGCCATGATGCTTGCGGTAATAGCCGCAGTGATCGCAAGCCAGTTTTTCTTCCAGAAGTTGGCGAACCTCTGCAGGTTACCACGCACTCCCTGAAGGCGTTTTGAAGCTTCATCACGAAGCCTTAAGATTATAGATAGCTCTTTATTTGTCATCGTCTGAATAAATTCCTTTTCCGTTCTTTTTCAATTTCTATTGATCGGCGTTCTTTCTCGATTACCTCAAAGGCGTCCAGCATCTTTGCCGATTGCTCGATCCAACCGCCTGGGTTTGGCAAATAGCCATGTTCATAAAAATTAAATGCCCTTAGAAAATTCGCACTTTGCCGTGTGACGATTTTAAAAGGGCATCCTTTATACTGCTCGCCGTTTAGCTCCCAAATCTCTTGTCCCGGTATCTCAAACTCGCATTGAATCTTCTTCCCCGATAAACAGCTCCGGCAGTTCATTGTAAGATCGCCCAGATGAACCGCCACTATTAGTTTTTTCTTTCATTCTCCGAAAGCTTGGACTCATCCAATATTACCTCCGAAAGCTCCTGCCTAAGCTCGCTCGGAAACATCGCAATAATCCTATCCGGCACACAATCCCTCATCTTACCGGCATAGCGAATAGTCTCACACTTAAACTCAATTGCTTTTTTAGTCTGAGGATCCAAGAAGTTCTCCAGGCTTCTAACCCCGAACTTGATGGCCGTAATCTGGCGCTTATTCCAGTTAAGTTTTACCTTCGCCTTATCGTTTGGATTCGTAGAACTCATCTCATAACTAGATGAGTCATCGTCTATCTCTGCCCTTAACGCTGGATCCAGAAATCCAATATGAAAAACCGTAGGACTATCTTTGTCTGGATCAAGCTTCGATACATATTTTCTAGTGGCACTAACATCGATTCCCGTTAACATAAAAAACCTCCTTTGTTTGATACGCTCTTTTAGAGAAGTAAAATAGCCAGCTCATCGTCTCCCGGCTCCATCGAACCGGTTACATCGAACGCCGTCTGAGCAAGTTGTATGCCGTCACGGTCAGCATCATCTACTTTGTTATAGATAATGCTTGGGGCATAAACCCTGATCTTATTGCCGTCTACGGAACCATAGGCCATATCAAGAACCATAGGCGTATTGCTAAACCACTTGTCATAAAAATCATGTGTTGCCACCAGCACCATCTCAGGATTAAACGATCCTTGCGTATCACGCTCGGTGATCATAAAAGATAAAATACCTTTTGCATCGTCAATCTTATCCTTTGGAGCCAGTGTGTTGGCGACATCGATATCCATCTCTCCAAGATTCAGAGAAACCCCATCACATGACATCACTGCATTCAAGAGAACCGGCGGAACCACATCGTCGTAAGTAATCCCCGTAAGTAATGCTAGGTCTGAAACTCCCGCTTCGACTCCCCTGAAGCTAAAATCCACTGTTGCCGGTTCGCCTATCATAAAGTTAAACTTAGCTGTTCCGCGGCATCCTTTAAGAAGCTTCCTTATGCCGTCTTCATACAATCCCATGGTCAATGAAGGGACCGAACTGCTGATAGGCTTTATCTCATATCCGGCATCGGAAGGATCCGAACCTGCCGTTGCGCTTGCCCCGGAAGTACCACCCGTTATTGTGTCAGCATCCGCAAACGTACCTGTCAAGGTAACGAAATAGAGAGTAGTGGTACCGTCTGCGGTTTCTATCACTACCCGGCCGGTTGCACCGCTTGGCGCACCGGTTATCGTTTCACCATGCTGGAACGGACCTGCGGTGACAGCACCTATGGTAATCTTCTCGAGAGTGTTAATCTCAAAGCCGCATGCCTTAATCAGCTTTGCCCATTCTGGCTCTGTTGTTAATGAACCCGATCCTTTCAACTCGATACTGAAATCAAGGCCTGCCGAACGCTTACCGGTTAGCTTGCCCATCTTGGTAAGCGAAGAGCGCACAGGATTCCTTTGATACATCTGCGGGTCATAATTCGCCTTAGGCGTAAAATTAACCAACAGCCCTGCATCTGCGGCCGCCAAAACTTCGGCTGTGCCTTCAACACTCTCGATCTTAGCCGCTAACTGCCTTTTACGTATTAGCATTGACATAATTCATCCCTCCTTTAATTCTTTGCGGTTGGGTCGGACCTTAAATGACGATACCTTATGCCCAGCTCCATTATTATCCCTGCATAAGGCTGGCCTTCCGTCGTCTCAAACGGAGTCGTTCCCAAAACGTCCGTATCTATTGCCTCACCTCCACGAGTATGATCTTCTAAAATTGCTTTTTTCATATCGCCCTGCAATCTATTTAAATAGGTGTCTGTGACTACAGCATCACCTTCGTCATTTACGAAAAATACATCAAGATAAACAATCAAATAGCATTCCTCAAAAGGATTGGGCGATCCTTTTTCTTCTTCATCACCCGGGCTTATTACAACAGCGGGAAGGTCGACCAATCTATTGCCATGCATTGACCATCTCTGGACAGTGTCGGCAGTAAAATCGAAATTGTAACCATTGGCGATTGTTACACCTTCAAGCGTCGTTTTGATGTTCGCCATTATTCTTTCTCTTACCGTTTCCATGATTAAATTTTCCTCAAAGCATTTTCTATTTTCTTATTAAGAATCTCGATCCTGTAATTTGCCAAACTATCCCATACTCTATAAAATCCTAACCGCGGCTTCAACCGCACCGATCTCTTTAGTACGTATAAAGGTAATATCTTCTCGGCCCGTTTTTTCACTCTTACAAGAAAAGTCTGTCCTTTGAATCTCATCGGCTCCACATTCTTCAACTGTCGAGGCTTTTTATACTTTCCTCGTAGCTTTCCTTTTGGAGTAAACATCTGACTTCTTGCAGACAAAGGGACCGCCATCCTGCCGCCGCTTGGGTCCTTGACGATTCCGCCTGTTTCATGGAGCTTGGCAATCTTCGAATCCGAATAAACCTGCATGCCCATGCCTTCTATGGTAGGGGATACAAGAGATACTCTTTTAAATGTGCCGAAAAGCCCATAGCCTGACGCACCACGAACGCCAGGCGGCCCCTGAAGCCTCCGTTGCCTGAATCTCTTTAAGAATCCTTTACTGATACGGTCCATGCCGTCGCCAAGCTCGAACTTCAATACTTTCGGCGCAATCTTTATCGCCCTATCGAGCGCTCTCATATCAACTTCCGCCATCAATCTCATAGATCACCATCCCACGAGTAAATGCCATGCGCCTTCGTCTTTATGCAAAACCTCGATGATGCGTGCCTCACGGCTCGTTCCTTCAACATCGTTTAAGGTTATGCGATCGTCTTTTTTATCCACGGATGCAACGCCTTCTGTTGCATCGTTAGCAATATAAATCTCCGCCTGATTCTGCAAACCTCTGCCTTGGTCTTCGCTCCCCGGCTCGAGCCTGTCGCGCACCACAATAGCGTTGATATCTTTCGCCGACTGACCTTCGGGCGTATAGGTAATTACCTCTGCGAATTCGGCAGTATTTAAAAAGCAATCAATTACATCAAGAGGAAACTGATCTTTAAGGCTCATAGATTATTCCTTTAAAAAGTAAAAAGGCCCCTTACTCAAGGAGCCTCCTCACTATCGTTCTTGGATTTTACAACCTTAACCTGACCGAGGCGAATAGACTCTCCCACATCATCAACGGTCATCTTTTCCGGACACACTCCCTCTAAGAGAACATACCCGGGATTTCTGACTATCCCGCCAATGTCTTTCTGCTCAGTCAAGACTATACGGATAGACTCTTTTCCCATAACCGCTCCTTGTTTTTAACCAAGAGTTAAAAGTCAAAAGACCGATTATGCGTCTACCTTCAGCAAATGAGCAAAGTACTTGTCGATGACTTTCTCGTCGACATTCTGACGTACCCGGAAGATATCGCTACGATGCTTTTCGTCTCGATACGACTCAACCGTGGCATTATCAGGTGAATCAGCCACCCACAAGAAGGTCCTTCCCACGCTGGGCAGAATTAAATTCTGACCGTCTTCGGCAACTACACCGATCATGGCATAATCATCATTCCAGATGTCAGCGCTTACGAAAGTCTGGCCTTCTTTGGCGCTGTTGTAAATTGCCTTCCCGACAATTATCTTCTTCAATCCCAAAATGTCAGCCAGAGCATTAAGGATCTCTGCTTCCGTCAAACGAGCAACGTACTTGATCGAATCCTTAATCCCGGTATTATCCATCAACCGGTCGATGTTTGCTTTATTGCAGATAAGCGCACTGGGATCAATCCCGCAGTTTGCCCGTACTTTTTCTCTTGCCGCACGAATCTGGCCGATAACATCAGTTGCAATGTCATCCCACGGATTCGCAGAGTGATCCGTATAAAGATCCGCACCTGTCCAAGTTGTCGTATTGAAAAGAAGCTCTGCAACCCTTCGCTCCTGCGCCTGCATTAACCGGCGGGCCGTAATCTGTGATGTTATAAGCTCTGCATCGAAGTCAGACGCATACATTTCTCTTTCACCGTCATCCAATGCTCCCTCAAGACCGTGCTCTTCGCACTTATAAGAAAGATCCTTTGCCTCGAACCCATCACGGTTGTATGCGCTGCGCGGCGCACGCTTGGTGTCAGCGTCCCGTGTTATGCTTGCCCTGGTGATAGCCGAGAAAGAGGACTCTTTCTTTTTGGTCTTGAAGATAGGTAAACAAAACGAACCGATAAACTCTTT